ATATGGATATACTGATAATGGGAGTGATATTATTGGATATTATTTGACAACAGATAATTACACTCTTTATTATAATTCTGATGAGCAATTTATTAGGATGGAAGCACTTGCAGAAGCAGCAGTAGTATAATAACAAGGGGGGTCGCCTAAAGTGACCTTATAATATATGATGAAATTTGATGGCAGAAGTACAAGCACATGGTAATACCTTTGAGGATATTATCATTAAGAAACTTACTGGCAAGAGCAAGAAAGAATATGATGCTTTAAAAGGTAAGGGTGGATATACTTCAGCTATGGATTTAGTTGAAGGATTAATTGTTAATGCCGACTATAGTATTAAGACTGCTAAGAGTAATAAAGTAGATTGTGGTGATATTCTAAGAAGAATGTCTGAAAAAAAGTATATAATGATTATAGGTCAATGGAGGCAAGATGGTGACACTAAGGTAATTCATACTGTATATTGTTTTAATATTAAATCCAAAGATTATAAGAAATTATGGGGTAAGATGACCAAGAAAAGTGTTAAAGAGTTTGATAATTATATTAAGTCAATTCCACCTGGTAAAGAGGGTAGAGATTCAACTAAGGAAGAAAGAACAGTAAGAAAGGATAAGATATCATGTAAAGATGCACTGATGGTCATACATCCAAAGGTAGATAGTAAGAAACAACGTAGAGTTCAATGTTCATTTAAGATTGACGAAATGATTGCTGCGGGTGTAGAATATATGAAGAAAGATATGAATATTAAAATTAAATCATCTGCAAGAACATTTAATAAATGAGAGCATTTTGTCCACCCAAGAATACACCAGAGAAAGATCTGGTAATGACTCCTGAGTACTTAGCAAAGGAAATTATAGATCATTTTAATCCAAGTGGTAAGATCCTTGACCCATCAAGGGGTGCAGGTGCATTTTATGATAACTTTCCTACAGATAATAAGGATTGGTGTGAATTAGGTGAAAACAAAGACTTTCTGACCTATAGTGATAAAGTTAATTGGATTATTACTAATCCACCTTGGTCAAAGATGCAACAGTTTCTTAAACATGGGATGCAAATTGCAGATAATATCGTGTATTTAACTACAATCAATCATTATACTACAAAGAAAAGAATTAGAGAAATGAGAGAGTATGATTTTAGTGTTGCTGAGATATATTGTGTTAAAACCCCATCAAAACCGTGGCCCCAACTGGGTTTTCAACTTGCTGCTGTGCATACTCAGCGTGAATATAAAGGTGATGTAAAATTATCTTATTCCTCTATGTTATAAGGGGGGACGTGTAAAGTGACCCTATAGTGTGTCTAGGAGCGTCTACATGGCGTTCTATTGGCATTTGTGTTATAATGTTAATGATTTTATTATTTGATGATTAAACTCCACAATCACCAGTTGAGAGTATTATCAGAGATGCACAAGTATCAGAAAGGGCAAGTTATTGTTCCTACTGGTGGTGGTAAAACAATGTGCATGATTACTGACGCTAAATGTGTATTTGAGCGTGAAAGAAAGACTATAGTTGTTGTTGCTCCTCGTATATTATTAGCACAACAATTATCATCAGAGTTCTTAGATCATTTACATACACCTGTTAAGGTATTGCATGTACATAGTGGTGAAACTGACCATTATTCTACTACAAATAAGAAGTGCATATTTGATTGGGTAGTAAGCAACTGGAAACACAATAAGATTATATTTACTACCTATCATTCTTTACATAAGATACAAAAATCTGGTATTCCAGTAAATACAATATACTTTGATGAGGCACATAATAGTGTACAAAGACATTTTCACCCTGCTACTAGATTTTATTCAAGTTTGGGTGGAATTCGCTGCTATTTCTTTACTGCTACTCCTAAGTATTCTGGGTCTGATGAAGATCCTGGAATGAATAATGAGTATGTTTATGGTAAAGTATTGGAGCAAGTTCCTGCACCAGAGCTAGTAGATAACAATATTATTCTTCCTCCTAAAGTTATAGTTAAGAAACTAGAAATGATTAAGGGAAGGAAACCAACACCCGAAGATGATGCGGATAATATATTAGCAACTATTGATGATCAAAATGTTAGCAAGATCCTAATATGTGCTCGTAGAACTACACAAATTACTAGATTAGTTTCTGATAGTAAACTCACTACAGAGTTATATGCTAGAGGATATAATTGGATGTATATTACATCAAGAACGGGTGCAGTTATCAATGGAATTAAAGTTAGTCGTAATCAATTCTTTGATACATTAAGAACATGGGGTAAAGAAGATAAGCGTAAGTTTATCATTATGCACCATAGTATTCTATCTGAAGGTATTAGTGTGCCAGGATTAGAAGCGGCATTGTTTTTACGCAATATGGATTATATCACTATTAGTCAAACAATAGGAAGGGTAATTCGTAAAGGTAATGAACAGAAACAGTTTGGAATTGTATGTGTTCCAGTATATGATAGGGTTGGTATTTCTACCGCTAAAAGTGTTAATGCAGTTGTAGATACTGTGTTCAACAAAGGTGAACCCGCTATTTCACAATGAAGGTAGAATATCTTCCAAGAAAGTTTAATTATTGTAAGAATATTTCATGGGATCTCATAGTAGATAAGATTGCCCATGAGTTTAATAATAAAACATCTAAATTTGTGGTTGATAAGGAATCATTAAATCCTCCTACATTTGTTCTTCATAATAACTATCTGCCAGGTAAGTTACAGACAGTTTATGATAAGGTAAGGAGAAAATGGAAAACCAAAGTGATGCACATCTATACATCTTTGGGGGCTAATAGTGTTACATTTGGAAGACATTGTGATGAAGAAGATGTATTACTTGTTCAATCAGTTGGAAGAATGAATTACTATGTGGATGGAATTGGTGCGATAGAATTTAATACTGGGGATGGCATTATTATCCCTGCTGGTGTATATCATACTCCCTATGTTTTAGAACCGAGAATAACTTTAAGTTTTTCATGGTAATAACAAGGGGGGACGCTTAAAGTGACACTATAGTGTAATCACGTTTACACACTCTATGGCAACTCGCAGACGTTCATCAGCAACTAAAACTGTTAAATCTGCACCAGTTATCCAAGAGTCCACCGTCATTGTAAAGAAAGTTACAAAACCCAGGGCAAGACGTGTAAATAAAGTTACACCAATTGCAAAGAGTATTGTGACCGAAACACCAGTGACACCAGTGGTTGAGGAAGTTAAGACAGAGACTAAGAACTCTCCTGACTTCACTCAACTAAGAGGACTTGATTTTGCCATCCTCCCACTTGTTTATCTTGAGGCATTTGTAGTAAACATTCTACAGAATTTAGACCTTAAGGTTCCTGACAGAGTGGCAATTAAATAACTGCACACTGGGGTCACTATTGACCCCTTTTTTATACTATGATAGAATTATGAAAAACACACATTTAGAACATCCTGAAGATTTCATCCTTAGTGGTGATCTTTCTGTGCTTAATTGGTTTACTGCTGATAGTAATATATCAGCAAAGATTGATGGTGCTCCCGCAATAGTTTGGGGAACAAATCCATCTAATAATAAATTCTTCGTAGGTACGAAAAGTGTCTTCAACAAAAAACTCATCAAAATCAACCATAACCATACCGATATTGATAGAAACCATAAAGGAAAAGTGGCAGATATTTTGCATAAGTGTCTTGATAATCTTCCTGTTACAAGTAGTATCTACCAAGGTGATTTCATCGGTTTTGGTGGCACTAATAGTTTCAATCCTAATACCATCAGATACTATTTCCCAGATAAAGTTTCCCAAGAAATAGTAATCGCACCACATACAGTTTATACTGCTAAATGTGATTTAAGGGATGCAGTTGCATCTCCTATGGATTTTATTATATTAGATACACCTGAGTGTAAATTTGTTCAACCAGATATAACAATAGCAGATAATAGAGAAGATATAGAAGATATGTGCCACTTTGCCAGGCAAATGTCTACATTATGTGAGTTCCCTAATGATAAACAAGTAACAAGAATTAAGAAGCAATTAAATTCATGTATTAGGGAAGGAATTGAGTTAGATGATATTACTTTAGAGGCAATAGCTAGTGATAACAATTGCGACATAAATGTTCTACGTTTATGGAAATTAGTATGGTCAATTAAATTGGATATGTTCTTCTATATTGAGAGATATGATGATATAGATTGTTACATAGAAGAGGAAGAATGTGGGCATGAAGGATACGTGCTTACTAATGATTATGGTATGTTTAAGTTAGTTAATAGGGAAGGATTTAGTAAAGCAAACTTTAACCTTGCTAAGAATTGGTAATGTATAACAAGGGGGGACGCTTAAAGTGACCTAATAGTGAGAGAAACCATCACATTAAGTCTAGCAGCAAACTAAGTCTAGCAGGTGATGATTTCTCTCCCACCAATTCACATTATGGAGGATTTATGGCAACTAAAGAGGTATCAGTTGAAGAAATCCTACCGGTTGAGTTACTTTACCAGCGTTCAATTCCTGAAATGGTATTAGATTGGACGAAAGAGTTAGTAACAAGATTGCAAGAGGATTATGATACTAATTCTACATCAGACCGTTATAAGTTCACGATACAAACAGGACGTAAATATCACAAGATTATAGATCATCCTGAGCATGGCGGAG